CGACTGCTAATACTTGGCATCTTGATGCTGCCGAGATTGTAATAACTTATGACGAAGCTGCGGGTGATATCCCAAAATCACCAGATACAAAAACACTTGTCCTTACGGGCGCAATTCCGACTGTATTAGCCTCATTAAGCGCAAGCCCAGAAATAGACACCCTTCAACTAAACGGTAAAATACCAGACATATTAGTTTCTTTAAGGGAAGAGCCTGATACTGAAGTCCTTATATTAGCAGGTAAAATCCCAACTGCTGATTTAACAGAAAATATTATTGAATCACCAGATGAAGGAACCCTTGCCTTAATAGGGTATGTACCTGCAAGAGGAACTGGTTTAAGATTAATAGGGTATATTCCTGAAGCTGTAGAAAGTGCAGGAGCACTTACAGAAGAACCGGGAACCGGTACACTGATCATTACAGGCAAAATACCCGTAGCGACAGCGACAGAAAATCATTTTATTGATGTGGGTGTTGGTTCCTTATTAATTACAGGTGAAATTCCATTAGTTCAGGTATCTTTAAGTGTCGCACCTGATATAGGTGGATTAATCCTTACGGGCGAAATACCCCTGATGGTTCAAACAGCACATCATATCAGAGCACCGCCGACCGAAACACTAGTTTTAACAGGATTAGAACCAACCCTCAGTTTAACAGAACATCATATAGTAGAAGTTGCCAGCGGATCACTCGCATTAACGGGTGAAATACCATTAGCCGATGCCGAAGAAAATGTCATTGAATTCCCAGACGTTGGTACGCTTACTCTAGCAGGTGAAATACCCACTGTTGATTTAATAGAGAATCACTTTGTAGATGTAGGGGCAGGGGCATTAACACTAGCGGGTAAAATACCCGTAATAGATGCTGGTGAAAGTGTCACTGAACAACCAGGCGTAGGAAGTTTAGCATTAACTGGATTTATACCAGTAGTTGGATTCGATTGGGTAATATCACCCGATACTGAAACGCTTGCTCTAACAGGGCTCCCACCAACTCTTGCTTTTGATTGGGTAATAACGCCAAGTATAGACTCACTAGCATTAACAGGGCTTACACCGCCTGTTATCACAACTGAAAATCATTTTATTGATGTAGACACTGGATCATTTATATTAGCAGGTGAGATACCATTAGCTAATACTGATGAAAATATTATTGAGCAACCTGGTACGGATACGATTGCTCTAACGGGATACGCGCCTACCCTTGCTTATAGCTGGGCTATAACACCTGATACAGGAATACTAGCATTAACAGAATTAGAACCTTCTGCTAACTCTGGTGATTCTGTTACTGAACAACCTGGTGTTGGTACGCTTACATTAACCGGACTTATCCCAACAATTGGGTTCGACTGGATAGTTATTCCTGTTAAAGGAAATTTGACACTATCTGTCCAAATTCCGAGTTTTAATGACGATAAACTTGTACAACCAGGAACTGGGGTACTTACTTTTGAGACACATTCTCCATCACTTCATATTTTTATATTTGGTGCTAGTGCCTCGTTACAACTCACAGGATATATACCCATTCCTGCAACAATCACAGGGTCTGTTACAGTAACACCAAATGCAAGTAGTTTAGCATTAACAGGGTATGTACCAACAGCATTAGTAATTGCGGCTTTCCCCGATGCTGGTTTGCTAACGTTAACGGGGCACATACCAACAATAATAGCTCCATTAAATAAGCAACCAGGCACTGGAACATTAACATTAGTCGGTAAGATTCCGAGTCGTGGCACAGGTTTAAGATTACAAGGCTACGCACCAACCACATTAACTACATCAAGTGAGCAACCAGATGTAGGTATAGGTAGTCTAACCTTAACAGGGTCTATACCGGCTCTTGCCTTTGACTGGGTTGTAGCCTTAGATGTTGGATCATTAAGTCTTACTGGATTTATACCGATAGCTTTAAGTGGAGATAGTAAAGTAGCGCAAGTCAATGTAGGTAATTTGTCTTTAGCAGGACTTACACCTACTTTAGGATTTGATTGGGCTGTAATACCAGATGTGGGTAATTTAGCTCTAGCCGGATATATACCCACACTTAGAGAAGATAAAATAATTCCTGTCAGTGTAGATATTCTATCCTTGACTGGATTTATACCAGCACTTGGATATGACTGGGTTGTAGCACCAGATACCAATGTACTAAACCTCACAGGATTAATACCAACACTAGTAACTACTGATAATAAAGTAATTTCTGTTGATGTTGATAATTTGATATTAACAGGGCAAGTGCCCATACTTACTTATGATTGGGTTGTATCTCTTAATATTAACTCACTAAATCTTATTGGGCTAGAACCAACTATTTTTAGTACTGTTAATCATATAATAATACCCGATACTGGTTCATTAGTATTAGTAGGTCAAGCACCTGTATCTGATTATGGCGATTTTATTACTGAACAACCTAATGTTGGTAATTTAACATTAGTCGGATTTAGTCCTACGCTTGGATTTGATTGGATTATATTTCCTAGCATAGGATCATTAGCGTTAACTGGGTATGCACCAACAGTTTCTGCTCCAACAGCAACAATAATTTCTCCCAGTCTATTTACTTACACAGAAGCTAAGGTTGCGGGGGTTACAAGTAAGTCAATTAGTATCCTTTTTACTGATTGTTTTGTTCACCCAACACTAGGGCAGGATAACGCACTAACACAAGATTTTATCAATGGATTTAATTCTTCAACCGATGAGGCTAATTCATGGAATACTGAAGTCAGAGATAAGTTGACTTTTGATAATGTATTCAGAACGGGCGATAGCCTGATAGGGTCATTATCATGGGATACCGAAACGTCTGCTTATGAGATTACAGCAGATGAAGTAATCACACTTACTGTTCCAGCTAACGTTAATAATACTGGTGTACCAATTATAGCTACACCAACTCTATTAATTATTAATTCTGTAGGCGTAACAAAAGGCAGCTTAGCTTTAACTGGGCAGGCCCCGACAATATTAACTACATTAAGCGAACAACCGAGCACTGGGTCACTTGCATTAACGGGGTTAGTTCCTACACTTGGTTTCGACTGGGTTGTAACACCAAGTACTAATTCATTAGCCCTAGCAGGCTACGCGCCATCACTTAATGAAGATAAAATAATCTCTGTCGGAGTTGGTAGCTTAGCATTAACAGATCTTACGCCATTAGTTAATGTAACTAAAATAATCTCTGTTGGTTCAGGTAATTTAGTTTTAACAAAATATACCTTGACGCTTGGTTTTGATTGGATTACAATACCGAATGTTGATTCATTAGCGTTAACAGGATTAGAACCAACGCTGTTAGTAGCTAGCACAGGTGACAGTACACCAGGTCCTCCAATTATAGTTTTTATTGATGATCTAGCTGTAGAGATAGAATATAGAACACAAACAGACGCACAATACGATTCAACACAGGCTGAAATACTTTAGGCTGGTTTTAGAGGTAATATTTAATGACAACTCCTACTTTAGTTACAGGCGATGATATAAGTTTTCCCACTGTGTTAAGGAAAAAGGTGACGGGAGCTACTGTATACACTACATTCGTTATTGATCCATCGGCTATTATAATTGCTCGCCTGGTATCAACAGATAGAGAAAGTACGTATACAGCTGAAATTACACAGGTTACTGCGGAATCGGGCTCCGATTTACCTAACTCTTTAATTATCATAGCATTCACAAGTGCAGAAACTATTGATATACTTCATCAAGGTGGTGCTTTACTTGAAATACAGGTTGATGAGGGAGGAAAACGAACATGGTTTACTCCTATTCGAATTAAACGAAGTCAGATTGCATAGTCATGACTTTTTCAACAGCCTTGCTCGAACAACCTATGCATATTATTGCACAGAAATCTAGAAGGACTCCTTCAGGTAGCACTGTATGCATATCTGAAAGACAAAACAGAACAATGCCTCTTAATACCGCAGCACAAAAAGCAGGGGTACGTTATGAGAATCGGGTTGAAAAACATCTTCAGCGAATAGTAAAAGAATATGGCTGTGAACTTCATTCTCATATTTGGTTCGAAGTAGATGGTAGAGCAGCTCAGACTGATTTCTTTTTACTTTTCCCCTCAGATACTGCAATTCTTTTTGAGGTTAAACAAACTTGGGTTGATACCTCTAATCAACTTGCTTTCTATAAAAATTTATTAATTGGACTTGGTTTTAATTCTGTAACTTGTTGTACTATCTGTAAGAACCTTACTCCAGAAACCCCACGACCCACTATTATTCAGTCTTTTGAAGACATGAAGGAGGCCGCCGTATGGCAGATCCGAGATTAGCTGACCTTGACTTGAGGCATCCGAATGAGATATTGGAAGCCCCTGCACCTGATTGGCTCCGAAATCCAGCAACTATCATACCGATAGAAAATTGGGATGATTTTACTAACAGGGCAAATTCATATTTTGAAACTTGTCTTAATGATTGCTTACGCCCTACTATAACTGGCTTGGCTTTAGCAACAGGATTACCTGGACCGACCTCTCTTATTCGCCTAGGTCAACGAGTTCCTGAATTACGTGCTGTTATTTCCCGCTGTATGACAGCAGTTGCTCATGGGTATGAACAGCTGATCGGTCTCGGTGGAGCAAGTGCGGGTGCTCAATTTATGCTAAAGAATATTCCAGATTTTGACCCAGAAGATCCTGTAGGTGAACCTGGAGTCCAGTTTTTTAATGATCGAAAAGAAATCTTATTACAAGCTAATGTGCATGGAGCTGCAACAATGGGAGAAGATTATGATAGTGATATTGATCCTGTTGAAGTATATATGTCTGTTATTAGAAAGCCAGGTGGTGTAGGAAAAATGTCTAGTATGGAGAGTGATTCTTTGGAAAATAAATCACCTCAACAAAGACTTTTTGCTATTATAGAGAAAGGTGAGCGCGAATGAATGGCTTTAAGATTAACTGGGCAGCCCCAGACTATACAGAAGTCTTTGCATTTCGCACAGAAGCTATTGAACGGATACGTGCTAATCCACAAGCATTAGCACGAATAAAGTTATATTACAAAGATCATTGGGTAGACTTTATTAATGATTGGGGGATGACTTATGACCCTCGAAAACCGCAACAAAAATATGCACCTTTTATTCTCTTCCCAAGGCAAGAAGAATATGTTAATTGGCTCTATGAGTCATATACTAGTGGTGAACGTGGGTTAGCTGAAAAATCACGTGAAGTTGGTTTTACTTGGCTCTGCGTGGCTGTTGCAGTTTGTATCTGGTTATTCTATTCAGACGCTGTTATAGGATTCGGCTCTCGTAAAAAGGAACTTGTTGATAATGGAGATGCTGATCCAGATAGTATTTTCTGGAAAGCACGAACATTTATTGATGGTTTACCTGTTGAGTTTCTTCCTCCTAATCTACAAGTAGGCCGTAAAAGTATGATCATTCCTAATTCAGCAAATAAGGCTGTAATTAAAGGAGAGATTGGTGATGAAATAGGTCGTGGTGGTCGTGCGGGTATCTATTTCGTTGATGAGTTTGCTCACCTTGAACATCCTGATATGGCAGAGAGTGCATTATCTGCAAACACGGACTGCCGTATATATGTATCAACTGTTAATGGGCCAGGGAATTTATTCTATCGTCTTCGTCATTTTCTTTCGACAAAGCAGATTTTTATCTTTGATTGGAAAGATGATCCGAGAAAGAGGCTTAATCCAGATATACCAGCTGAAGAAGAACCTTGGTATCAAAAACAAAAGAAAGATTTACTACCTACAACTTTGGCTTCACAGGTTGATCGTAATTATCACGCAGCTTCAGCGAGTAATTTCCTCGGTGAAGATGGGACTGAAGGTTTAAAAGCAGGTATGGCACGAGGTGTGAGTAGTGTTATACAACCGGATACTGTACCATGGAAAATAGGTGTAGATGCAGCTGGTATGGGTAATGATGAGATTATTATTTGGGCTAGGCGTGGACGGCTTAACCTGGAACCAGATGTGCATCAGAAAATGGATGGCGTACAGCTTGCCGGTCTTATTGAGCGTAAAGCAGCAACACTACTTCAAACAGGGCCAATTGACTTGATTTCAATTGAAAGAGATGGCCCAGGCGGCAGTGCAGCAGATCAGTTAAAATATGGGGTATTTGCTCCAATTGTTCGAGCTATTCATACAGGGGCGAAACTAAAAGATGGGAGGAATTACAATCTCCGTGCATATCTTCATCAACAAACCCTTGAGTATTTAGTTGAGCAAGAATGTGTTCTACCTAATGATAACATATTTGAAGGCCAGGCTACAGCTATTCAAGCATCTTATAAAGGCGGGTTGCTTCTCATCGAATCAAAAGATGAATATAGAGCACGTTTCTCTCTTGGGCGTAGTCGGCAAGAAAAAGCTGCTTCAAAATCCCCTGATAGATGGGACGCTTTTATGTTAACCTTTACACCTTCACGAGCTAAACCCATTAAACAAACTCAAAGTGACAATGAGTTTTTTCCTCGAAAAAGTAATGCAAACTGGAAGGCTCAAGATGCAATCATGGGCTATTAACAATACGTTTTGCCCAACGCAAAACGTACATATATTAACTACCGCTTAAGAGAAACTTATGCCAAATATATTTGAATTATCTGAAGAAGAACTTGAGCAATTAGCTGGGATTCTTATAGACGAAAGAGATAAAGCTGCTAAAGCTCCATCTCGTCGTAAGTTAGAAACTGTGTGGGCAAAGGCCAGACGCCAATATCAAACAGGTTCTGCGGTAGAGTCAGACACAGCCGGTAGACAACTTGAAAAAAGTACAAGTCTAGATGGCCCACTTACTGCGTATAAAGAAGAAGACGTACGACAAGGTTCTACGGTTTCTGTTAATATTACACGACCGTATACTAATGCAGGTACAGCACAGATTGCGAATATCCTTCTCCCGACAGGTCGTTTACCTTTTAAACTTGATCTAACTGCAGTCAGCGATCTCGAAGCGCTTCGTGGTGTTATTGGAAATTATCCACAGCTTGCAGCGATGTTGGAGACTCTTTCTCCTACGATTGCTCAAAAATTAAGCACACCTGAAGATGAGGCTCAAGCTGCATTAGAAATTGCTTCTAAACTTATTCGTGATTGGCTAGAAGAAACTAAGTGGGCGGGCACTGTTCGGACACAGTTAATAGAATCTGGACAGGTTGGAACAGGTGTTCTCAAAGGGCCATTTCCAAAAGCTCGTCGAGTTACGGCTGAAGTTAATGAGTTGCTAGATAAGCTTCCTACTGCGTTTGATCAGCCTGAGCTCGGTCAATTATTACAGTCTGAACTTCGTACATTGCTTGCATATGCTCCGGCAACTGAAAGTGTTAAAGTAGAAAACTGTTATCCAGATGCTGATTGTGGATCAGATCCTCAAAATGGAAAGTTCTTTTACGAGCGTGTACCTGAAGTTACTAAGCGACAGCTTCGTGAGTATCAAAAAGAAGAAAGCTATAATGCAGCACAAATTGAAGCTTGTTGTTTAGAAGGTCCTCTAATTTATGGAGAACCTAAGTCAAAAGATAAAGGCCCATTTGAACTTTGGATTCGAACTGGACAATTAGAGTATACCCCTAATACAGGGCAACAAGGTGAAAAGCAATCATATGGTTTTCAAGTTACTATTCTTTGTAATAAGCGAATTATTAAGAGTGAGAAGTTTTGGTTAGATAATACAAAATTTCCATATTGGTTTTTAAATTGGGAACCTCGTGAAGGTTCTTGGGCCGGTATTGGTATCCCTGAGCAAATTGAAACACCTCAGCGAGGATTGAATTCTTCTGTTCGCGCATTGATGGATAACATGGCACATGGCGTATTCTGTAGGGCCACAGATTCTTGAACAAGAAGGTGTAATTGAACCTGAAGATGGGAACTGGAAACCATACCCATACAAGCGTTGGAAGATTACAAGCGGCTTACCTGGCGTAGATGCAGTAGTTGAAGCAAAACAGGCTTTGGTTTTTCTAGAGTTTCCTAATTACTTAAATGAAATTATGCCTGTTATTAACTGGTGGTTGAAGATGGCTGAAGATACAACAGGATTATCTCTCCTTCTTCAGGGTAAAGCAGTTACTGAAGCTGTAGGTGTAAGTCAACAACTCATGGCTAATGCTACTACAAATTTACGACTTGTTATTAAAGAGTGGGATGATCATACGTGTACTCCGCTTATTACTGCGTACTATTTATGGGTACAGCAATATGGGCCTGAATCAGCTAAAGGAGATGCAGTAGTTAAACCACTTGGTTCTGCTGCTTTGATTGTGCGTGAATTACAGCAGCAAGCTTTACTTCAAATTGGGGATAAAGTTATCCAACCTATTTATGGTAAATCACCTAAGAAATGGATAGATTTGTATTTAGAAGGTTTTCAAGTTGACGCTGAAACACTAGCCTTAGACGATGATGAACGTCAACAACTTGAAGAAGCGGCAAATGAAAAAGATGTGAAAGTTGTTGTTGCTGAAATTCAAGCTGAATCTAATCGTTATCGAGCTGATCTTAAAGTTGAGTTTGATGAATTGCAACTCGCAGTTGAAACTCAGCTTGAAAGATTAGCAACAGCTAATGCTGCAAGTGTAAGTGAACTTAGTGAGCAGGTTAAAGTGTTTTTGAAACAAATGGATATAGGCGCAAATCCAGAAGCACCTGGATCAGTTCCAAATCCTGAAGCTAATCCTGCCTTACCTGAAGTTGCTCCTGCAGGCCCCGATGTAGATGCAGCACTTGATGTACTGGAGCAAGAATAATGGATAATGATATTATTCCTTTCGCTGAATGTATAGTTCACTCGCCTTCTTCAGGCTTATATATTGATCCCATAAAGTTGTTGCAATATTTAGATAAACGTGCTATATTGCTTGCAGAGCGAACGGCCAAACCCAGATTGGATGCAATAGAAACTGAGTTGCTCCGTGGTCATAGGCAAGAAACTTTAACCCTACAAACTGAACTAAAAAAGGTGATAAAAAATGCCCGAACCACTACAGAGTAATGAAGGTGATCCTGGTCTTGATCCAGGTCTTGGCGATCCAAATGCACTACCTTCTGAAGGTGAAGGTGGCGAAGGAGATGAACCAGTATCTCCTTATCTTCGTGACTTGACTGAAGACGATGTATATGACCGGCTTAATCGAGTCAACGAGTTCCAACCGCAACTGACCGCCCTGGAATCTCGTCTGAATGGTGGCGTAAATGATGTTGCTACACGATTAACTGCTTATGAAAAAGGGTTGCCTACTCAGGCAGCCTTTGACCCTGAAAAACTTATCAAGGGCTTGGAAGCCTATGATCCAAAGCTTGCAGAAGTTTTGGTACCCCTATTGCAGGATGCTTTTCAAGTTAACGCTCTGGACGAAAACTCGCTGCGTCCGCATCTAGATCCTATGCAGGATTCAATGCGCCAGTATGTTGGAGAACAGATAGTTATGTCAGCCTATTCCCCCGAGGCTATAGCAGAAATTATTCCTGCTGTGAAAGACGGGCGATTCGTGCCAGAAGGACAACGGCAGAAAGATTTTGCTGATTGGTATGGGCAGCAGGGTTATGAAACTCAGCAAGCTCTATTATCATTCGGTGCCCCTTACATTAATGCTTTGCGAAATTTTGAAAAGTGGGAAACAACTAGGACTAAGCAACGAGCTGATGCATCAGTGTCGAAGCAAGACCAATTAGAGAACGGTCAAGTACCGTCAGGTCAACATCGCAAACCAGCCCAGCCTGCAAAGCTTTCCGATGAGGAAGCTTTTGTAGCTGGATTTAACGAAATTACAGGGGTAACTTAAAATGCCAGGTCAATTATATACAACGCAAGTCGGTCGCCATGAAAAGTACAAAGGGCGGATTTTGGCTAAAGCGCAAACTCAGGAAATGCTGACGAAACTCGGCGCGATGGAAGAAATACCACAAAACAGTTCTGAACTGATCGAGTGGATGCGCTTCCTTCCTTTTGGCGGTGTTGACAATCAGTGGATTGCCGCTGGTGGTGACACTGATTTTATCAATAAGCACATCGTGCAAGAGGGTGTTACACCGTCTGCCGATTCTATCGCGTGGACCACACTCTCCACAACTTTGCAACAAATCGGTTGTCTGTATTCTTATACGGATAAAAAGAAATACGTGCATGAAGAAGGTAATACTGTTCCTCCTGAAATGGAAGATCAAGCTGCTGCTCGTATTGTTCTTGCTCGTGAAATGATGACTTACGGAGAAATGAAATCCTGTACTAATCAATTCTTTGGTGGCATAGGTA